GTGAGGCGGCAGAACTGCTTCTGGGCGTCGTCGATGTACTTGTACAGCGTCCCGTCCGACCAGAAGTACGGGGCCACGGAGTCAAACAACTCCGTGCGCAAGTCCGCAAGCAGTTCTGTCGTGTTCATGGATTACTCGTCACCAGATTTGGTTTTGAACGCGGTCCAGGCGGCGTCGCGTTCCTTGTTCTGCACAGTCCAGCCCAGGATCGTGGACAGCACCTTGGCGTGGGGCGAGCCTGCAGCGGTGAAGTCTTCGCGCTTGCCGCGCAGAGTCACCGTCTCGAAGGCTTCAAAAATAGCTTGTTGGCGGGCGGACGGATCAGTGGGCTCGACCACTTCGTCGCCGGTCTTGGGTTCCAGGTCCAGCTCGGTCTCTGGCACAGCGCCAGCCGACATGACTTCTTCGTACATCGAAGGAGGGACGTGGGTAAGTTCACCCTTCACGAACTCAACAGTGTGGCCACTGGTGGACGCGATGGTGCGATTGCGGTGCATCACAAATTTCATTTTTAGGTTCTCCGTGGGGTGGATGGAAGAACGGGGCCGAAGCCCCGTTCACTCAGGTCACTTAGGTCGTGACAACTTCGTCTTGCTTGCCGTCGATGGTGTAGTCCACGCGGACGCGGACCTTACCTGCGGTGGCAGTGGCTGTGAGGCCGGAAGTGGTCAGACGGATGTTCTGACCGTTGTTGCACAGCAGAGGTGCAGTCAGGATCAGCGGAGTACGCGATCCGGCTGCGGCTGCGTCCAAGTCCAGAGCGGAGATCAGGGCAGAGGTGTTGCCCGCGATACCCACGTTCAGGAGAGCGGCTACGCCGATACCGACGAACGCGGTCTCGACGATCACAGCACCACCAGTAATCACAGCACCCACGGGCATAGGGATGCAGTCAAAGACGATACCTGTACCGGCTGTCAGGCCGGACACAGCGGACGAAGGGTCTGCCACAGCGGCGGTGGAGCCGAAGGTCGTCTTCACTTGGGACACAGAGTCTGTGGCCCAGTCGTTGTAGTTGAAGACGAACTCGGCGACCAAATTGCGCTGGACGCCACGGGTTGCTAGGAGTTTGCTCATGGTGTGTTACCTCCTTATTGAGCGGTGTAGCAAGACAGCACGCCGAAGTCTTCGACAGCGCCGTTCTCGTAGATGTTGCCGAACTTGGGTTTCAAGAAACCGGCGATCTTGCCCACAGAGATGCCCTGTTGGTTGTCGTAGTCGAAGCCCTTTTCGTTCCACTCAGGAGCACCGATGTCGGCCATGCCCATGGCTTGAGCGCCACAGAACAGGATTTGGCAACCGTCCACAGTGCCAGTGCCGCCGTACTTGGAACCAGAGGCAGCGCCAGTGGTGTTGGGTACGTGACGGAACTCGTGCAAGTAGATGCCGTCGATCTTCACGGTGGAACCGCTGAACAACTTGTCATTGACGTTGGACGACGTGCTGTAGCGCAAGTTGGCCATGTAGTCAGGGTCCATCTTCAGCTTAGCCATGGCCTGGGGTGTCAGGAACGCGTGGTAAGTCTCCTCGCCGCCCTCGCCGGTCACGCCACGGATGTAGCGGTCTTTGGCATAGGCCTTGAGCTGGACAAACAAGTTCCAGGTGGGGGTGTCGGCGGCGATCACAGCGGACGACGCGGCGTTGGACACGAGGGTCTTGCCCACGGAGTCCCAGCGCAAGCGGCGTGCGTTGGATGGTGCTGTCACGTCGGCAGCGAACTCCAAGAACTGGAGGTCAGAGCCCACACGGGGAGCGCCGTTGTTCTTGAAAGCGTAGCTGCGGCCAGCCAGCGTCAGGAACGCCATCTGGTCGATACGGTCAGCCAGCCAGTAGGCGAGGACGTCGCGGCTGTTGCCACGGAACTCGACGACGGACTTCTGGTCGGCCATGCGGCCTTCGTGGCGGTTGGCATGACGCAGTTGGTCGATGCGAATCACCTGGTCGAAGGTTTGCATGCCTTCTTCGTTACCTTCCAAGGTGCGGTCACCGGCAACACCGTCGCCAGTCAGGTCAGCCAGCAAAGTGATCACGGCGCGTGCGCCCTTCTCGGTCTTCTTCAGTTCAGTGATGTGCTGAACCATGCTGTTGGGACCCTTGCCCAAGAATTTGTTCACGAAGGACATGTTGCGGGCCTGCTTCCACAGGTCCATAGACCAAACGGTCTTTTGCTCGCTGGTCAGCAAGCCGAAGTTAGTTAGTGACACGTTGCCACCTCCTTTAATCGAAGTTAGAGAATAGATAACCCAACGCCGAATATCGCCCCGACAAGCGAGAGTGGTAGGTGCTGTCGTGACCTTACCTAAACCGAATATGCGGAGTGTACTCTAAAT